GAACGGGAGCGTCTGGCCGCCCTCGAACACTTGTCCAAGTCCCCCCAACGCGCTCCCCGCCTGCGGCCCACCGGGCTGCCCGACCAGCGGCACCCCACCCGGAACGCCCGGGGGCGTCATCCCGGGCGCTCCGGGAGGCATCATCCCGCCTGGCGGCATCCCACCCATCGCAGCAGCGAGCATCTGGTCGGCCTGCTGCACCTGCTGCTCCTGCATCGCGCCGATCTTCTGGAGCACGCGCTGCTTGAGCTGCTGCTTGATTTCCGGCTCGGCCATGATCTCCTCGACCGTCCGCGCCAGCTCGACTTCCTCCCAGTTCCCGCCGAGCGCCTCGATGGCTTGAGAACGGCTCTCGAACCCGGCCTGGACCATCTCGGCGTGCTTCCTGACTTCCACCAATTCGGACGCCTTGTCCTCCGGCTGGAGGAACACGGTGTACTTGTGGATACCTTTGAGGTCGGCCGGCCCGATGGCGAGAATCGCCCCCTGCGGCGCGGACCGCTCGCCCTTCTTCACCGCCGGCGTCCCGACCGCGTAGACGGTCTCGCCTATCTCGTGCTCGATGCACCAGCTCTCGAAACTCGTCCGCCGTGCCATCGCCCGGCGGGCGTTCAGCACAATCGGGTTGAAGGCGACCCGTCCCAACCGGGCCGCGAGCGCGAGCTGGTAGCCGCTATCGGTCGTATCGACCACGCCCTGCAGGACCTTCGGCAGGATGAGGTTGACCCATTCCATCAACTGGGACATGTACTCGCCCAGGCTCTGCCCGGCCCGGGGCATCTCCACCGGCCCCACGTCGTCGGGCAGCACGTAGCCGGGCTGAATCCGCAGCGGCTGCCGGCCAATCTGCTTCCCGTCGTCGCCGTAGGTCGAGTCCGGCACCTTGTCGCCGGGCGACCGGTTCCGCTTGAAAGAGGCCAGCCCCGTCATCACGGCGTTGATTTGCTGGACGGTCAACATCTCGTCTATCTGGTCGAACAAGTCCAAGAAGCCGTACAACACGCCGAGCCCGGCTCTCTCCGGCAGGCGGCTCGCGGTGGTCGTCCCCAGGCAGTGGGCGTAGGGCCCACGGAGGCTCATCGTGACCGGGTCGCCGTAGCGATGCTTGAAGCGGCGCACCAGCTCGCCTCTCCCCCGACTGCTGTTGGAGCCGGAGAACTGGGACGGTCCACTGAGGATGTAAGCGGCCTGGTTCCAGGTCCAGCACTCGGTCATCGTGAGCGTCGTTGTCCCCGCCATCGCCGACCGCCACTCCGAGATGGGGAGCGCCTGCCCCAATCCCTGGGGCACGACCTTGCCGTCCGGGTCCAACGCCATCCCGTACCGGGTCAAGGCCTCCAGGTACGGCACCTGCTTGTGCTCGACGCCGAGGGTCAGCCCGTCCTCGCCCTTCCAGTAGTACCAGGTCAGCGGGTCCACGTCCGTCGACCGTATCGGGTAGGGCGCGACCGTCCGCTTGTACTCCTCCGTCCGGGAGTCGTAGTAGCGGTCCTTCGAGTCCGTGTCGAGGCCCTTGTACCGCCCCTCGGTGAGCTCCTTCTCCAACTCCTTGCTGAACGAGGCGTAGTCCGCCCAGGCACTCCGGCTCCGGGGCAGCGTCTTCAGCACGCCCTCGCCCCGGCACACCACCGAGTGCATAAACCGACTGAAGAGCGGACTCTCCGCCTCTTCTTCCTGCCGCTGCCAGGAAGCGTCGAAGAAGTGCTCTCTCAAAGTCGCATTGGTTTGCGCACTCTCGGCCGTTCCCGTCAACGGAAACTGCACGGCCGGCGGGTCTACGGTCATTGCTGCCGTAATAGTATTTGTGAAGTAAATGGGCAAGGGATTGTGTCTAGGAACGCCGACTCCTCTGTATCCTGGCGGTATCTTTGTTTCGTTCGCGCCGTACAACGTGCGGTCTATGCGCTCGTAAAGTGCATCTCTTTCCTGGAACTCGCTCTTGAGGGTGTCGACTATCTCGAGGGTGGCGGCGACGTAGCGTTCGTCCGTCGTGGTGTTGCGGGCTGGGAGGACGTCGGTCACGTCCCCTCCGCCCGGTCGCCGGGCGCGTCGGCCAGGGTGGCGCGGGCGATGGTGCCGTCGCTGTCGAAGTAGTCGGCGTAGTGCTCCAGCGCCGCCCGGTACCGCTCGGCCTGCGCCTCGGCGGCGACCTGGCCGTCGCGGAACAGGCCAGCCCGCTTCACGGCATCCTCAGCCCTCCGCTTCCACGTGTCCCGCTCCGCCGCGGCCGCCTCAGCCCGGTCGCGCTGCTCCTCGTACTTGTTGAACCACATCGCCTTGCGCTTGTCGGCCGCGTCCCGCCACGCGTGCGCCTGGTCCCGCTCAGCCTCGGCCGCCGCCAGGGCGGACAGCAGACGGTCCCGCTCGGCGATGAGCGCGTTCAGGTTCCTGTTGTCCTGGACGTGCTGGCCCATCAGAGGGCCTCCCCGGCCAGCACCCGCCGCGCGACCTCGACGGCGCACGGCACCTCGAAGCCATGCTCCTGGCAGAAACCCTCGTGGTCGAGCCGGCACTCCCCGGTGTGCACCGTCAGCAGCCGGCGGAGCACCTGCTCCAGGTCAATCATCCGGTCGGTCACGGCCAGCATCTTGCGGTCCTGCTCCTCCAACTCCGCGGCTAACCGGGCAATCTCCCCGTAGGCGTCCCGTACCTCCGTCACCCTCACCCCCACCGCACCGGCACCGGCACCATCTCCGGCACCCACTCCAACGCCAATTGCACCGCCCCACTCAGGGCGTCCACCTGGTCGTCGAAGCGACCCGAAGGGAACGCCATCAGCTCTTCGACGAACGGCTCGAACCACGGCGCCCCCCGGTCCGCGTACACCATCCCGGCCTCCGCTCGGCCGGCCGGCAACCGCGCCCGCGCCACCTTGTCCGCCGTCGGCTTCACCGAGGTGAAGTGACACGGCAAGTCCCCCCGCAAGAGCCGCCCTATCAGGTCCCGCGTCACCGGCTGCCGGTACGCGGCATCCTCCACACCGACCACCGCCGGCCGCCAGAGGTGCACCTGGCGGGCGATGACGTTGAGCAGCTCCTCCTGGCTCACCCGCGCCCGGTGCACCCCCAGCACGTACAGGCTCCCGCCCTCCCCACGGCCGAGCGTCACACCGACCGTGTAGTCCGCCTGGTCCCGCTCCGAGTACGCCAGGTCCCAGTACTGCACCACTCTGTGACACCGCGCCCGCGTGAACCCTTCCGGGAACGGCCGTAACCAGGAGGCCGCCTTGAAGATGGCACCGCCCAAGGCCGCGGGATTCCCAAGGTAGAGACAGGAGAAAAGCGGGCCGCCGATGTCCCGCCTCTTGGCCTCGAGCCACTCCACGCTGAACCGCTCCGGCCAGAGTGCCTCTCCCTCCCCCCAGTACCCCAGCGCCGGCATCTCCAGCACGTCCCAATCGTCCTTGTCTGCCAGGTGCTGCGCCAGGTCGAGCTCATGCCAGCGTGTCATGACCGCCACGCACCAACCACCAGGATGGAGTCTCGAGTCCACCGTTAAGTCGTGGTACCGCCTGGCTTTCTCCTGCTCGATCGGGCTCCGTGCCTGCTCCTGCGTGAGCGGGTCGTCCAGTATCACGCCGTGCGCTCTCGCACCAATCACGCTGGCTCCCCAGCCTAAGGCGCGGTACGACGGGTCTTTGCTGTTGGCCGGCGTGCCGTGCAGGTAGAGACCGTCGGTCGACCAGCCTCTATCCTGGTCGGGCCGGCAGCTCGGGTCCGGGAACACGGCTCTGTGCCGCTCCGACTCACCTAACGTCGCCTTGACAGTCGAGCCGAATTGCCGGGCCATCGTGTCGGACGAGGTAAAGAACAGCAGGCTCTCGGACGGGTGGTTGCCGAGGTACCAGGCCGGCAGCACCAGGGAGAGCCAGTGCGATTTCCCGTGGCCCGGCGGCGCCACCAGGAGGATTTTCCTCTTCCTGAGTGTCCGATAAGTGCCGTTATCGGTCTGTGGCTCGCCGTTTCTGGTGTCCGGTAATGCGCGGGTATCGGACACGAGCTCGGACACGCGGTCGAGCCAGGTCTGGTGGTGCCGCGCCGGCCGGTAGCCGTGCACCGCCCAGCCGTAGACACCGATGTCAGTCCTGGCTTCCTGCCAGAGCGCGCCGGCGAGCTGCGTAGGCGAGAATCTCGAGTCTAAGGACATCGTCTAAGAGCTCCGCGGTCTCCTGTGGGACCTCTAAGCGGTCGGGGACTTTCCCGTCGGTGCGGTCGGCTATCCACTTCATCGCATCCAGGTTGCCCTTGAGCGCCATAGAGACGGCCCGCTGGGCGATGGCCTGGCGTGTGGTCTGGCCGTTGCGGAGTTTGTCGAGCTCGGTGCGTAAGACCGATGCGAACGACTCTTGTTTCGCCCGTCCGCCGGCGTTCCCGCGCCATTCCTCGCCCGCCTTGAAGCCGCCAATCCCGGTGGGATTGCGGTTGTAGTCCAGCGTCACGCAACCGCTAGCCCAGTTCTCTAGCCCGCACGCTAAGCAGCCAACCAGGCAGCCGAAAAACCTCCACCCAACCTACACCCCCGACCTCTTGACGTAGTCACGTAGTCTGCCCCATACTGGCGGCAGCGACTACGTACAGGAGTCATTCCACGATGGCGATACGCGTATCCGACGTACCTCAACTCGGTTGGCCGAGCGCGCAAGAAGCCGATTGGTTCGGCAAGATGCCGATCGGCACCGCACGTCGAGTCGCCGGCACGTTGTCGAGACCGTCGAAAATGCCCTCGCACGGCTACAGCATCCCCACGAAGTACTGCCAGGTCGGAGGGAAGCTGCGCTCGGTCGTAGGCAGCACCTGCATCCGCTGCTACGCGCACAACCGCGGCAACTACATCTTCAAGAACGTCCAAGCCGGACTCGAGCGACGCTACCGCAGTCTGACGGACCCGGGCTGGGTACCGGCGATAGCGCGGCAGGTCCAGCGGGCTTACGACAACTGGGAGCGGCGCGTGGCGGCCGCGCGGGCGCTCGGGAACGAGCCGACAGGCTACGACGGGCGGTATTTCCGTTGGCACGATTCGGGCGACATACAAGGGCCCTGGCACCTCGCGAATATCTGCGCCGTCGCGCGGCTGACACCGGACGTGCAGCACTGGCTGCCGACACGGGAATACCGGATGGTGCGGGACTACCTCCGGATGGGTGGGACCGTGCCGGCCAACCTCACCGTGCGCCTGAGCGCCCATATGGTCGACGGGCCGACGCCGGACATCGCCGGGTTGCCGGTGTCGACCGTCCACACCGAGCTCGCACCCGAGGGTAGCCACTGCTGCCCGGCGCCCACCCAGGGCAACCAGTGCGGGGACTGCCGGGCGTGCTGGGCGCCGGCGGTGCGGCACGTGTCCTACCACCAGCACTAGGCGAGACAGGCTGGCCAGCTTGGACCTGGCCAGCCACACACACCAACACGCGACAGGAGAAAGGCAATGCTCTACCACGAAGGCAACCGCACCGACACCGTGGTCGGCTACCTCCGGACGGACGGCCGGCGCACGAGCGAGCTCACGGTACGCCCGAGCGGCGCCCTGTACATCTGCCCGGTCGGAAACGTCATCGACTGCGGCACCGGCTGCCGGCACGGACGCTGGGAAGCGCCGGCGTGGGGTGTGGGCACCGCGCTCGAGCTGATAGCCAAAGCCTACGGCAGCGACTTCGAGCTCGCGCTCTAGAGACACCGCCGGCGCGCCTACTCGACGGCGCGCCGGCACCGACGGCATAATGTAGTCACGCGCAGGAGAGAGGCGATGGACACGATAGGCACCATCAAGCTGAACACCGGCCACTGGATAACCGGCGTGACCAGGCACGACACGAGCGACGGCCCCTACTTCCTCGGCTGGTCGGCCGGCGGATGGCTGATGGAAGGGCGTGGGCATCCGGACCCGCGCCTGTGCGACTGGCACGGCGTCGACCGCTTGTTCCGTAGCGCCTGAGGGAGAGAGACGATGAACTTCACCACGCGCCCCGAACGAGAAGCGGAGTGGATTCGCCTGCTGCACGCCGCCGGGCTGACTGACCTCGGGTTCGCCGGCGTCGCCGAGGTCGAGGACCTGGTGCGCGGCCGGATGCACCCCATCCTCGCGCCGGACGGTTCCGTCCGGCCGTCGGACCTCGACC